GGTACCGTTGTAAGTGCCAACAGGAATAGTATCTCCTACAGCTAAACTTCCAATAGTATCAGCATCAGTAGTAGTAGTTTCTAATGCAAGAACCATAAATGGCTTAGTACCACCTTGTCCTGCAACAGTACCTACAATAGAGCTGAATTTGTTTAATTCAGTAGCAAAATGCTTAAGAAGAATAGCTTGTGTAGGAGAAGCTAAAGACTTATCATAGCTTACGCTAAATACTTCTTTGTTCATTCCATAAGTAATATCACCTCTTACTGATTGCATTGTAACAACTAACTGATAAGTAGTGTCGCCATTTTCTCCACTAATACCAGATAACTGCGTTACTTGATAAGTAGGAAGAGCATACTCATACTTGGCAACGCTTAATACATTACCTTTCTTAAGAATACCTGACTTTTCTACTGCAGGATAACCTGTACCAAAAGGATCAACGTTATACAATGCAGTTGAATTAGGAGTACCCTGTACAATCTGAATTGCTTCATAATTAGCTGCATCAGAAGTTTGTAAAAAATCACCAGTTGATGAATGTGGGTCTACAAGTTGCACCTCTCCATCTGCAATGTTAAATGCAGTAGTGCTGCTTCCAATCATAGCAACATCATCGTTGCCATTATCGGTTTTAGCATAAATAAAATCTACGATTTGCGCAGTTTGCGCTGAGTTTTTTCTCATTTCAAATTAGTTACTATTTACCATACTGTTCACTTTTTCTTGTTGGAGTTGAACACCTCCACTATTCATTAATATTCTGTGTGCTTCTTTAACAGCTAATTCGATTATAAATCTTCTTACTGTATAGTCTGTTATCTCTAAGTCTTGTGGACTTGATTCTCTATTTAATAACCCTTCGCAATTCTCTGTACACTCTATATACTCAGGCGTATCATAACCACCAAAGAATACAGGCTGTGGGTATCTTACATAAGTTATTGTGATATTATTTACATCCCAGTCTACATCTGTATGAATTATTAGCTTATTGTTTTCTAATAATCCAACTATTCTTAACCACTTTTTAGATGGCTTTTGAAACTCGTCTCTTAAGATGTCAGATATACGTCCATGACCAGTTATTTCAAAGTCTATAGCACCACAATCTGTACTAGCATTAACACGTTTGATATGCCAGTATTTATGAGTAAGGGTAGATAAGTCAACACTAAAAGTAGAATTAGAAACACGAACAGTAGGTATAGTTTCTGTATAGAGTAAAGGCGACATCCAGTCGAGTCGTTGTGTATGGCTCTCGTCTGAGAAAAACGTCTCACCAAATACTCCAACTGCGTCATTTAACCTTTCATCTATTTCCATTGGCGTTAGATCACGATAGTTGTCGCTATCTAACTTGTTAAACCTTTGTTTAAACTGCCAATGTAGTTTTAATACACTCATTTAAGTCGTATTCCTTTCGCTTTTAACTCGTTTTTAAAGTCAATGTAATAGTTAGACATCTCTTTCTCCTTTGGATTGTATTTAGATTCTTCTTCTAATAAGAATGCTCTAAACGCTTCATCATTTCTCCACTTATATACATTAGGTTCACCGCTCTTATCCTTCCAATATAGTTGACCTTTATCGTAGAATAAACAGTTAGCATTTACTCCCTGCTGTATTAAGTAGTCCATCTCAAACAGATGCTGACTCTTCTTAAACTTATTAAACAAGTCAATGAACTTATTAATGTTATCCTTCTTATCCTTCGTCTTCGCTTTAATGTAGGTGTTTAGTTGGTCATACACTATAGATGGCGCAACTTCACCTTTTACAAGTGGTATATTGTTGTTTGTTTTAATCTGTATAGCAAACTGATACATCTTAAACTCAGGATAGTTAGATTTTAAATCATACAAGTAGAAAACAGCTTCGTTTTCTAACTCGTGTACTTTTACTCTATCTAACTCTTCCTCATTCTCTTCTGCAATATACCATCTGTGTGAGTTAGGATTAAACTGCTTATCAGACGCTACATCTGACCTATTCTTTAATAGTTGTATTGCAAGTCTACCCCTACTCGTATCTGATGAAAACACATTTGCTCCATCATACATAATAATCTCAAACTGCTCAATAAAAGACCTTTCTTTCTCACCACCTCCAAACAAATTGCCTGGATTCAAACTGTCGTATTGTATTCTAGAAGAATAGTAGTCAGGTTCAACACCATCCATAATCTCATAGAGCGTCTGTCGTGATATTTTATCCTGCTCTACTATTCTGTCTAGATAATCATCCCAGCCATTGCTGAGAGAACGTTGCGACTTTAAAGTTAATACATCCATTCCTTTGAAGTCATTATCAACCATTTCTTCTAACCCTGTTTTATATTTGTTTTTAGCTCTATCAGGTTGAAACGGTAAAGATTCAGTCGCATTACGAGCTTTAGTCTTACCGCTAACATGTCCTGTGTCTACAAACTGACCTGTGTTAGGATCAAATACTTTAACTGGTGTCAAATGTCTTCTCTGTACACTCTCTCGTGGTACAGGCTTAACAATAATTTTAAGTGGATTCATAGCGTTTCGTGCCTATGTTTATTAATTAATTTATGCGTTATAAGGCATAGTCAATACTCTTGACATATCCCAGAAGTTAATACCAAATGAAGTACCTCTATAGATACCTGCTTGCTTGTCAAGTACAGCTACATTTTCGCCATTCTTCTTAGCACCACTGTAAATATCATATACGTTAGAAACCATGAAGTATTCTTCGTATGCTTCTTCGTATACACCTACGATGTTGCTTCTTGAAGTAGCAGATGCAGGAGCTGCGTCAGTTTGACCTAAGTCTAAACAATCAAATGTAAATGACTCATAAGAATAGTGAGTACCAGGTACTTTCTCAGGATAATAACGAGGATTATCTTTAGTTGGGTCGTACATTACTTTGATAGTAATACCGTTAGGCATTAGTACCTCTGTAAACTGCGCACCAAACTTAAGAGCGTTAGGTGTAATCTCACTTTCTGTTCTACCTACAAAGTAGCTATCTACTAAAGTAAATGGTGCAAGTCCTGCTTCTTCTTTAACAAGTCTTGAGAACATCTCAATACCACCTTTACCAGTCTTAAGAACAACAACAGGCTCACCTACTCCATATCTAGTAGTAAATACATCCTGTAGTTTCTCATAGATGTTGTAAAGAGTTAAGCTACCATTGTGTGGTCTGTAGTGTCCGTCTTTTCTCAACTGTCTCCAACCTGGAGCAACCTTTAATGGTCTACCTGTTTCTGGATCTACAGTTACTTCGTTTCTACCAAACTCAGCCATAAAGTTCTTGTCTTCGTTAATACGCTCAGACAATCTAGCTTCTGCCATAGATACAAACGAACCTTGTGGAATCTTCTTAGATGTAGTCTTGTCTTGTAGACCTGGCTGATATACATAACCTACTCCAATAGCTTGTCCATCAGAGTAAGAACCACCTCTACCACTAATACCATAAGACATACCACCTGACTTACCTGCCATTTCAAGTCTGATAAACTTATCAGTAACTTCTACTTTACGTCCTAAATATCCAATGTGAGATTGAAGTTCAAATACGTTAGCAAAATAATCGCCACCATACTTGTAGTTCAATTCATCTGTAGTAGATGTACCTCCATCGATTACTCTACGACCTGGCTCAAAATAAGCAGCGTCAATATAAGAAGCAGGATTACCATCTTGCAACTTAACTGTATACTGCCATTCGTTAGCAGAGATTTGTACTGGATGACCTACAATTCTTAACAAAGGAGCATCATGTGATTCAGTCTTTAACAATACTGGCTCATGAAACCAACCTCTGTCTAAGTAGATTTGAAATTCAGCACCACCTAAACCTGGGGTAGAGCCATCTACAGCTCTTGTGATTCTTGCATCAGCTTCTACATCTTCTGCAAGTCTCCAACAATAATCGTTCTTACCTGGTTCTGTTGACATCATATTGCCTTGTGCAGCAGTCAACCATACCCATGGCTTGTTAATGATGTTAGAGTCAATGTCAGATGAAAATAACTGAGCATCAACCATACCAAAATAGGTTGGCCCATAGCTTCTAAAAAGTTCTGCGTGTGTAAAACTATCTGCGTATGAACCACCCCAACCTTTTCTTGCAACTTTTTCAAGTGCGCTTCTACGTCTTAACATTTTTAATTAGTTTTTTCAAATTGTGAAAAGAATCCTTGTTGTTGCGATGAAGCAACGTTGTTCTTACCAGATTTAACTTTAGACAGTATGCTATCAAGTTTCGCCTTCTTAGCATTGTCTTTCATCTCTGAGTTTTTCTTACTCTCTGTTTTCAATTCAAAGTCAGATAAATCAAACTGCTTTGTATCTGGATTAAACCTAGTATATATATCAGCAAGTTGAATTATTGCCATAGGACTTGATTGAATCATCTTATTAATTTCATCAACCTTATCTGGCTGTAGATACTCAACAACTTGTTGTTTCTTATCTTGTTGCCATGGCAAGTTTTTTAACTCTGCATCAATATTCTTATAAAACTGCTTTACTTGTTGTTCTCTTTCTACCTTTTGCTGTTTAAGATTATCAAGTTGAGACTGTTTAGCCTGTTCTTGTTCAGCAATATCTTCATCATACAACTCCTTAGCAGTATCGTTAATAGACTCGTCTTCTTTAAGCGTGTCTAAGTACTTTTTAAGTTTAGCATCGTCTTTAAATCCTTTAGTACCTTTTAGTTTGTCGTACAAATAATTATAAGACGCATCTTCGTTATTAAAGTCTACTGTAGGAATAGGATTATCTAATAATTTAACTATCTCATCCCTAGTAGCATTCTCACCTAGATAAAAAATAGCTTGTGCTATCTGTTTAGCTTCTGGTGGCAACGAATCAGCTGCTTTTAAAAAGTATTGCTCAGGTAATGACTCTACAAGTTCCTGTAGATTGTCTAAGGTTGGCTTAAAGTCATCATTCTTTGCAACTATTTGATTTTCAATCAACAGTTCATAGAGTGCTTCTACCCTATTGTCTTCTTCGATAGCCTCTTCGCTAACCACTTCCTCACCCACTTCATCTTCAACAAGTTCAGTGTCATTGTCAACAACATCGTCAACGCTTTCATTAATATCTTGTTCTTCATCTAATATAGGAGTTGGTTCATCAAATGCTACCAAATCATCAAATAATGACTTTTCTTGTTCATTTTCCATATTAACCCAAATTTAGTTATAAAAAGTTCACTATAACAAATGTAATATGTAGTAATATTTAACTACATTTTAACCTAAAATTTTTCTACGTTCTATCTCTAGCTTTTCTCTTTCTATTTGTCTATCTTTTTCTTTCTCTATAGATTCGCTCTCTAACTTCATCTTTTCTCTTTCTATACCATCATTAATCTGATTCTCGTTAATGTCGTTCTGCATAGCAAACTTCTTAACTTCTATCTCGCTACGTTGTAAGTTGTATTCGCCTTGTGCTTTTATCTGTGCTAACTTACCTTCTAATTCTAGTTCAGCTTGATATTTAGCAAGTTCCATCTGCTGTTGTTTCATTTGTTGTTGAAGCTGTTCCTGTTGTTTTTGTATAGCTTCTTTCATCTTACGTTGACGTTCAGCTTCTACTTGTATAACTTTGTGTGCTTCTTCTACACTATTAGCAGATGTAAGAGACTTTAATACAGCAGATAATGATTCTACACCTTCTCCTGCGTTTTGTGCAATAGCATGTATAGACTGTAGCATCATCTGGAAGTAAATCTGATCTTTACCACTATCAAATAAGTATAGTCCTATATCTTCAAGCATCTCTACATTTCTATCTGTAACTTCAAGCAGTTCTTTAGTACCATCTGGTAAGATGTACATAAACTGGTGATTAGTAAGATTAGGATTAGATGCAAACAAATTCTTTAAGTATGTTCTAAGATTGAACATGTGTTCATTAATAGAATAACTCCACACCTTATCTATAAAATAGAATAGAGTTTGTGTTGCGAGTGTAGATTGTACTAGTGCCTGTCTGTTATCAGTAACGTTAGTACCTGGTGTTACTTGTGCTTCTCTCTGTGGTGGAATACCCATCATCATACCTGTTTCAGCACTTAACATTGTAGCTAACTGTTGTAAGTTAATAAGCTGTGGTGATGTATCTACCATATTATAACTTACACCTGCACCACGTGTTGTAGGTGCTGCCATACCATTCGCAGTTCTACTTCCACTATAGTATCGAGTTTTAGTTTTTCTTGCGATAACGTCAGCCATCAACAATCTATCTTGACCTTGTTGTGGATTACCCTCTGCGTCTAATGCAAGTTCATCAGGTACTTGGTCAACGTCTACAACACGCTCCATACCAACATAAGATGCTAATTCTCTATCTTGTACACGCTTAACAGACATATATTGAAATGCAGAAGGTAACGCTCTTTGCATCATACTAATGGTCTTAGCATTTCTAGAGTTAAGTATACCTCCTTTATAGCTTAGTTCAAATCTACTCCATGGATCATCGCCATAGTCTGGTTGGTTAGGTACAAGCCTTGCATCTACTACAATATCGTTACCTAGTTTAGTTACTTCGTATCGTCTTGGTATCCACAAGATTTCTGCTTCATACGTAGTACCTGTTTCATCCGACCATATATACTTTTCATCATCGTTAAACCACTTGTTAGTAAACTTAACTTTGCTCGCATAACTAGGAATAATATCAGCTTTTTTATCAAGTGTAATAGTAATGGGTTCATTGTACTCGTCTGTTACAGTTAAAAAAACTACCTCTTGAAACGCTTTAAACTCTACATGTACTCTCCATAGTGTAGATGTAAAGTTGATATTAGTTAAGGATGTGCCTTGATGTAAACCAATACCTTTTTGTGTGCGTTCTCCTAACGTTTCTAATAATGATAAATACCTTGTATGGTCAAATACAGGTTCAGTCATGTGCCTTTTATCAATAGCATTAACTGTATGTCCATATTGTATAATCTCTAACGCTTCGTCATCTGTTAGTTGGTTGCCGTACATCTGTAAAGCATCCGCAACTGTAATTTCATCTCTATGCCATACCCAGTCGCTATGTTGAATATATGGACTATTAGGATTCTTATGAAAACCTACATTTAATGGATTAATTACATCAATACAAGGTTTACCATTTCTCCAACCATTATATAAATAAAATCTATCTGTAATTACTGTATCTTCTAACGTTTCTAATCTTTTAGCATTAATTTCTTGATCAAACATAGAATACTCAAGCAGCTTATTTGCTAATATTTCGTTTTCAGATAAGTAGTCTTTGATATTTATA